AGCCACCATGCTTTCAAGGAGTAAACAGTAATGGCGCAGTTTGAACCAGCTTTTGAGCAAATGATCAGAGATGAGGGCGGCTACGTCCTCCACGAAGTTCCTGGTGACACCGGCGGTATGACTTATGCCGGCATTGCTCGTAACAAAAATCCTCAGTGGAACGGCTGGGCGCTAGTAGACAAGAAAGAGTTCGGCGGCTCTTTGACACCTATGGTGAGGGAGTTCTACCGCGTTGAGTTCTGGGACAAAATGCGCGGCAACGAGATTGCCAATCAAGAAGTTGCTAATTCTATCTTCAACTTCGGCGTAAACGCCGGTATGGGTATGGCGGTCAAGCTAGCTCAACTGGTCGTAGGTGCTACGCCTGATGGTGGTATCGGGGCTAAAACTATAGAGAAGCTGAACCAAATCACAGACGGTCAGCGCTTTAAAGAATCTTACGCTTTGGCTAAAATTGCCCGTTATGTTGAGATATGCAACAAAAACCCCGTGCAGGTTAAATTTCTCAAGGGTTGGATTAACCGCACATTGAAAGGTTTAGCATGAGCTTGCTAGCTGTTGGATCAATCATTGAAGCCGTAGGTAAAGTCGCGGGTGACTTGATCACCACTGACAAAGAAAAGATGGAGATGGAGATCGAGCAGCGGAAGCTAGATCTTGAAGAAAAACGCATCGACCAAGCCACTGATCTAGCGCAAATTGAGGTCAACAAAATTGAAGCCGCTTCGTCTAGCGTGTTCGTCTCTGGCTGGCGACCCGCTATCGGGTGGATCGGCGTGGCGGCGATGGCGTATCAGTTTTTGCTCTACCCTTTGTTTCAGTGGGCGTGGAAATACTTGCAGGCTATGGGCTGGGTTCCTGTCGGTATGGATCCCCCACCGGTGCTTGAAGCCGATCAACTTTGGGTGATATTGTCAGGTATCTTGGGTATCGCGGGTATGCGCTCGTTTGAGAAGACCAAGGGCGTCGCCAGTAAGTGACACTTTCAATTTGCCTTGAAACTTGTTTCAAGGTTATAATTCATCAAAACGGCGCATGCTGAATCAGCGGCTAATACCCATGGAGTATTTATGAGCTATAGCATGACGTACGACAGTCTGCTGGTGGACGTGCGCCGCTACCTTGAACGTGGTTTCACGCAAGAGAGCGACCAGATCGTTTACGACCAGCTACCTCGCCTAATCACATTAGGTGAGCGCCGTATCGCCCGCGAACTTAAAATTCAGGGGTTTATCCGCGCAGTGTCAACTCCTTTGTCTGTCGGCGTAGCTGTCTACCTCAAGCCTGACCGGTGGCGCGACACAATCAGCATGACGGTCAACGGGTCACCTATTTTCGCTCGTTCATACGAGTACTGCCGCAGTTATTGGCCTAACGAGGCTCAGACCGCTGCTCCGCAGTTTTACGCTGACTATGATTACCAACATTGGTTGATAACCCCGTCGCCTTCTGCAGTGCAGACTCTTGAGATTCTGTACTATGAACAACCTGCCCTTCTGGGTGATGATTTACAAACCAACTGGCTTACTGAATACGCACCTGATGTGCTGCTTTACGCAACGCTGCTAGAAGCCACCCCGTTCCTTAAAAAAGACGAGCGTATTCAGACTTGGCAAGCCATGTACGACCGTGCTGCTCAGGCTCTCAACGGAGAAGACCTGAAACGTATCATGGATCGCTCAGCAAACAGGAGTGAAGCGTAATGCCTATTTATACCGATGTCTTTGGTGGTGCAAACATCTACCCGAGCGAAATTAGCTACAGCGCAATAACGCTGACGACCACCGATGTTGTGTTGAGTTGGCCGGAGGAAACCTCTACTAACGTCAACCTCGCGACCCGTATTATTGACGTAACAGCTACTAACGCAGGACGGTCAATCTTTTTGCCAGATGCTCAGAAAAGCGGTGTCGGTAACACTATTCTGTTCAACAATCAAGGCGCACAAACTTTCATAGTTAAGAACGCCGGTGGCACGCAAGTCGCTTCAATTGCCGCTGGAACGGTGTATCAAATTTATTTGACTAGCAACACCACAACAAATGGTTTGTGGGAGTCATTGCAGTTTGGCGCTACGGTATCTGAGGCTAACGCTTCTGCGCTTGCTGGTACTGGTATTGTGGCGGTTGGTACGCTGTTGTCTCAATCAGTGCCTATTACGCAGTTCAACACTGACTACATTGCAGGGGACTCAGACCGCGCCAAAATGTACCTGTGGACAGGGTCAGGGTCAGGGACTTTGACCCTACCTAGCGCTGCTACCGTGGGTAACAACTGGTTCATGTATTTGCGTAACTCAGGTGGTGGTCAGGTTGTACTGACACCTTCTGGTATCAACACAATCGACGGGTTGGCAACAAAAAACTACCAGCCTACTGAATCGTCCGTGATCATCAGCGACGGTACAAACTTCTACACGCTAGGGTTTGGTCAGGCTTCTGTCTTTGTGTTTGACTACACGGTGATCGCAATTGCGGGTACTGGTACGTACACACTGACTGGTTCAGAGCTGAACCGAATCGTTTATAAGTTCACCGGCATTTTGACCGGTAACCGAACAGTAATTGTCCCCGCCACTGTTCAACAGTATTGGATTGACAATTCTACCACCGGCGCTTACACGCTCACTGTTAGAACTTCTGCCGGAACGGGTGTGGCCGTAGCCCAAGGTTCAAGAGGTATTTATTACTGTGACGGCACTGACGTTGTCGATGCAGACACCACTACTGCGAGTTTCCCAATTACGGTCGCACAGGGCGGTACAGGGGCTACTACGGCGGGCGGCGCATTGATTAACCTTGGCGGCACGGCGGTAGGTATCCCTATTTTTGAAGCAGCTAATCAACAAGCGGCTTGGACTGTGCTAGGTGTTGCTCCTGCGGGCGTTGTTAATGGTGGGACTTACTGATGCCTGAATCCACGATAGTCCTGAAGTCTCTCGCCGGTATTAAGCGAGACGGCACTAAGTACGACGGTGACTTTTACATTGACGGACAGTGGGTCAGGTTTCAGCGCGGGCTTCCTAGAAAGATTCTCGGCTATCGATCTATCAATAAATACTTGACAGAAATCTCTCGCGGCTTCAACAGCTTTACCCAGCAGAGCTTGCAGTATTGCCATTCAGCGGGCGCGTCTACTGTTGAGCGTTTTACGATTGACACAACTAAAAACAGCTCTGTCATTAGCAACAGAACCCCTGTTGCGGTTAGCGCAACCGGAACAGTTACTTTGACGGGTGGCGGGGCTGGATCAGTTGATAGCATCACGGTTAACGGCGTGACAATTACATCAGGCTCAGTTTCTTTTACGACTGACTTGGCTACAACGGCTACGGCTGTTGCGGCAAACATTACAGCATTTGCATCTACGCCAAACTACAGTGCTGTTGCTGTTGGAGCGGTAATCACCATCACAGCCGCAACTGCTGGGCAAGCTACTAACGGGTTTGTGGTGGTTGCTAACACGACAACGATCACAACCACAGTAACTAACATGACTGGTGGCGCAAATGCTTTGGTTAGCTCTGCTTACAACAAAAGGATGTTCCAGACATCCTATGACGCATCAACCACATATAACTCTATCATTGCGCATGTAGCGCCTAATTTGCAATGTGTCTGTAATGACACCGGCGGTCAGATTTTTTACGGTGATGTTCTAGGAACCGCGCCGTTAGTAGAGATCCCTTTACCTGCTGGGGCTAACACCACCGGCGGCATCGTGATGCTGTTCCCTTACCTGTTTTACTACGGTACAGCTGGTATTATTGGCTGGTCTGTTCCTGGTGACTTTACTGATCTCAGCGGCTCAGGTTCAGGGATAGCGCGTGTCTGGGGTCAGAAGATTGTCAAGGGTATGCCTCTGCGAGCAGGTTCAGGCTCAGCGCCAGCGGGTCTGTTCTGGGCTTATGACGCTGTGATTCGTGCAACTTTCACAGGCGGCGCTACCGTATTTCAGTTTGACACGATCGCCACGGACACTTCTATCATGTCACCTGACTGCGTGGTAGACTATGATGGCGTGTTTTTCTGGTGCGGTGTTGACCGCTTCCTGATGTTCAATGGCGTGGTGCGTGAAGTACCTAACCAGATGAACCTGAACTACTTTTTTGACAACATCAATGAGAGCCAGAGAGCAAAAGTGTTTGCGTTCAAAGTGCCTCATTTCGGTGAAATTTGGTGGTGCTACCCACGCGATGATGCGACAGAGTGCACGCACGCCATTATTTACAATGTGCGCGAGAACTCTTGGTATGACACCGAGCTGCCCGCCTCCGGTCGCGCCTCGGGCGGCTACAACAATGGCTTTGCCGCACCTCTGCTGACAGATTGTATTCCTACCGCGAGCGGCTATCGCGTCTGGATTCATGAGCAAGGTGTTGATGCTATTGAAGGTCAATCAACATTGCCCATCCAGTCTTATTTTGAAACAGCCGACTTGTCTTCACTACCTCA